AGAATGTATATCCTTTCCATCCTCCCACATTGCCCATTCAAAAACATCGGAAACATTTCTTCTATGTAAATCGAAGATTCTATTATCAAAACAACTATGTCGATCAAATTCTTTGTAGTCACTCATAATTTCTATCTCTTTAATCATTATATACAAATGTAGTGAATTGATTCAGTATATCAAAATTTAATATGTTAAATTATCCAATTCATTTCTAGTATTACACCAATTGATTGCATGATCACGATTATAGAATTCTAATTTATCACCCAATAGGTCACGGTATTGTAGTTCATTTACGATATCCGTTAAATAACACTTATGTTTATAGGATGCGTACCATTTATTACCTACTAACGTTGGATAGTATTCTGTCATCTTACTCATTTTTTTGGTAAATTTAATTCAGTTTCAGGACACCAATGTGTGGGGTAAAAATCAAATGTAGTACCACTTACTTCTTCATAATTCGCATATACAGATCCTCCTATCCATTTTCCATTTCCATTCGGTTCATATTTAATTTTCCCAGCCACAATCTTGGAATCATACCATAGTTCAATGCCACTGTAATCCACGTTTTCACCATCGGATACTAAATACCCGATTTGGTCATTTTTGGGTAATCCTACTTTTGAAATTTCTCTCCAGTTTATCATAATTATTTATTTAATTATTACGTAATATGTTTGGTTATCCCCAACTTTAACTTTTTGTTCCAATACTCGTTTGATTCCTTGAATTGAAAAAAACGTTCCCTTGAAAGTTATTTTGGTGATAGGGGTATATCCATTTGGATTCAAATCTTCTGTCTTGATTACCACTGCGTTATTAAAACTTTCTATGGTCTCTCTGATGTAATTTACGTTTTTCATAATTAATGTTGTTTTATTGAAACTATATTAACATTCCCTTGGGTAGTCCGGATTTAATACTTTCTAAATCCCTATCTGTGTTAACATCTATTGTTATTGTTATTCGTTTCATAAGTTCTATCCTTTTAGTTATAAGATTACCAAAGTACGAATTACATTTTACAATTCCTAATTTAATTTGTTAAAATTTAACAAGTATTCCAGCGTTTAAATATTCTGGAGATATAACCAACATGGGAGATATCATTCCTGTGTTTAGTGAGATTGATAAGTTTGCAGTGGGAATTATTCCCCATTCTCTCATGATTTCAGGTAGATATTCCTTTATAACACTTGGTTTAATATGTCTTGTAGTTGTCCTGTCAAAACTGACTTGGGAATCACCGAATAACTCACCACGAGGGAGATCTATAGTAATAGTCCTAGTGGTTGCAATAGATTCAACAAACAAAATCTTGTATCCAGAAACTAATCCCAAGTTCACGGATACATTAACAAATCGTGTTTTGAATCCAATTCCCTTTTGAGCTATTACTGAAACCTTATTATATGAATTTCTAATAATACCAAAATTAGTATCATAAAATATGTTGTTTTTTTTGGTTTTTCGATAAACCCCAACAACTCCAATGTTCCCACCTTCGGTTTTATGATATTCTAGGGATGGGGTTCTGTCGAAGTGATATGTCCTCATTGGCACATAGGCTAATAATTCAATTTGTGAATCATCACATGCACAATTAGATTGTGAATAAGTATTGAAGTTAAACAAACAAACAAAGGATAGTATAAATAATATAGTTTTCATAATTCTCTCTTAAAACTTATTACATAGTAAATATACGAATAAGACATGAGAATTCCTAATATAAAATGTTAAATTTTAACACTTATTATTATTTATTTATAATTTAATAATTTTGAATATTTGATGGTTAGTTTGTTAAAACACAATATATAAAATTGATATTAAAATTGCAAAGATGTGGAATACCAATATGGAAACCGCAATACTATCTTTTAAATGTGATTTAAAAATTGTACGTATATCATTATTGAAATCCATTGTTTCCGGTGTAGATTTGATTTCCCGAATGGACCAGATAATCGATATAATACTAATAATAGATAAAATAACGGATAGGGTAATCTGTAATGTACTCATAGTAAGGTTTATTATAAATATAAATTTAATAAATATATGTATAATAAATGGGATACATAAGGTTTTTATGGATTATTTAAGTTTTAATAGTAGTTCCCTCTTAACATTACCGTTACTTCGGTTAAAATGTGATGTATTATTCTTAATGTAATATGTATCTTCAATAATTTCATCAGGAAAACAATCTTTTAAATTTTGTGGAATATTTAGTATTAAATTTTTAAATTTTAACAAATTACCAATAAATTCCAATTTCCAATCCTCAAATGATTCATAATCGATATGATTTGAATATATTTCAGTTGTATAGTATGGAATGCTAGTAAATGTCATGTCACATTCTATTGATTTTCCAGATTTAATATATTCTTCTAATGTACAGTTATGTAATGTGATTCCACTGTATGATTTAGATAATTCAACGAGTTCACTATATGTTTCCTCATTGGGTTCTATTCCAATATATTTACCTAATGGGAATCGACTCTTAAATCCCACCATCCTGCCACCAAAACCAGCACAAGGATCAATTACTTTTGGAGTTTCAATACCTTTTAAAAAATTGTCATAAATAGTAGCAGCAAGTAATGGTTTAAAAAATGATACACAGTATTTATGCTGTGATATGTGGCTTATTATTTTTTTCAATGATAAATTATATGACCGACCATTAACTAAACATCCACTTCCAAAAAATAACATCTTACTTAAAATAATATCATCGTTAAAAGCTTCCAATGGAGTTTTTCCCATTTTTGAATACTTACTATTCCAATATGATTTAAATTTTGATTTTAGATAAGAATTTCCTATATGATAACACGTTCCTTTAAATTCCTTGTTTGATTCATCATAAGATTGTGTGAAATCGTAATTATCAATATATATTTGTACATCATTTAAGGTTTCATCTGCTTTTGGATATGGAAATTCAGGAGAAAATGTTCGAATAAACTTTTTAACCACCCACATATAATATTGAAGTTTTTCAACACCCTTTCGTTCTAAATATGATTCATAAAATGATTTCTCTATAATTATATCATCATAATTTAACGTAAAATCATATACATAATTATATTTTATTAAATCTTCTATCGATTGTAACATTGGAACATCAAATTCTCGAATACGAATTAAATCGTTCATAGTAGATTTCCGAAAATCCGAAATTCTGGAACTCATGTGCATAAATGTCAATGATTTTGAATTTGTCGGATGCCAGTACTCACCATCAATTTCAACATATTTATTATAATCCGGTAAATAGAAATCAATACAACCGTATTCAGTTTGTACTTGTTTTTTATAATTTATATCGTTTTCTTCTAAAAAATCTATAAATAATAATTCTGGAGCAGTATCCGATTTAGTTATATTTAGATTGTTTATTCTAATATCTGACATTAACTTTTTACTTTTATCTGAAAACGTATATCCTAATGTAGATTTGTTATGACCACTCTTATATTCACTATAGTGGTTATTACCACGTTCTTTTATAGTAACTTCCTCACCACATCCACATTTACACTTGGGAACTACACCATTTAATTCATAATTCACGATATACTCTCTTTTACTTATATTGTGGAATTTATTTATATGAAATGATAAATGACGCTCGGATGCAAACTTATCACCACATATTAAACAAGATTTTCCATCCTTGGATTTTGATCTTAAATTATAATCTAAATTCTTTGGCCGATATTCTCCAAATTTATTTACATACTCATCTATTGAAATTTTATGTGTATTAGTTATATGTGTGGCGAATCCATTTGTTTTAAATTTACCATCACATAGTTTACAAATTATATCTTTATATTTTCTTTTAGTATTCATTCATTTAGGTTTAATCCCACAATATACGATAATTAGTTAATATTTCCAAATTTATTATGTTAAATTTTAGGATTCACTAACAAATAAATATTTCATGGAATAACTAATTTCTTAGTATAGATATAATAATTACGGAAATGACATAAAAAAACCCCCAATTAAGGAGGTTTTTATTAAATATTTAAGATATTTGTTAAATACTAGATTTTATCTAAATCTTTTACATAAATCTTACCATAAAACTCTGGACGAACCATTTTCTTAGCGTATCTCGTCATAACTCCACGACGAGGTGTAAAGTTTGTAGGATCATAAACCAGTGGAGTCATGATTAACGGTACATACGGTGCATAAACAGCTCCACTTTCCAAGAAGTTAGAACCTTTGAATCCTAATAAGATTTCATTAGAAGTCATATAAGGGTTTTTGTACACGGTATATCTGTTTGACATAGAACCAACGGCGGTAACACCTGCGGCGAAACTCATTGCATCTTTATCAGCGTTTACAGTAAATCCAGGGATTGATTCCAAGATAGTACATACATCCGGAGATGCAACAATAAAGTTAGCACCACCTCTAAGTGTTAATTGGTGTATCTTGTTAGATACTTTGTTCAATTTAACACCAAGTGTCTGAAACCAAGTATTCTTTTGGTATGCAACACCTGCACCAGTACCAGATGACCAAAGTCCAGAAGTAGCTGAATATTCTTCACCGATTGTAGCCGACCAGTATTCAGTTGTTAAAGCATTTGTTTTTAACATATCAAGGATTTCCAAGTCAATTTCCAAAGAAATATATTCAGATAACATTGAAGTTAATTCAGCTTCAGCATCGATACTGTGATACGCGTTCAAATCTTGTGCAAGTTCAGGAGTCCAAACAGCCTTTAATTTACGTGTCTTAGCAACGATCGCCTCTGATTTAAGTTCCAAATCAACTTCTGGGATACCGATATCGGTAGCTGGTTCAGTTGGAGTTCTGTCCTCGAAATCACCTCTATTCTCGGCTGCGTTTGCAACTGAAAATTGAACTAACAAATCACCTGTATCAATACCCTCTGTATTAGCGAAGAATACGATATCGGTTGCAGTTGTGGTTGTATGAGCAGGATAGAACGCATCCGCTACAGCGAAAGCAGAAGATGATACGTAGAACGAACGTACTGCCTCTAAATCTGGATTTGAAATATCAGTTTTTGCGAATGATATTTTTGAAATATTTGAAGCTGCAACCGATGCGGATAATGAAGAATCGAACCCAACCTCTGCCCAAGAAGCAGTAGCGAATGTTAAATCTGCATTTGCTACGGTAGCACTTTGATCGTTTACGGTATAACCGTATCTACCATCACCATATAAACCATTTACCGCTGAATCGGTTGATCCAATTTTTGTACCTGTCCCACCGAATAAAGAAGTATTTTGAAATGATGGATTTCCCGGTTGGTTAGTACCATATTTGAAATCCAAGTAAAAGATAAGCCCGGATGGTAAGTTCATTGGTTGTACCGAAACGAATTCCTTCGCTGCAATTTCACCAAAAATTCTTCGTACCAACGGAAGGGCAACCCCACTCCATTCTTCCGAACCAGCGGCTGTACCTGTAGCGGTAGCCTCATCAAGCAATTGTTTTGCTTGGTTCTCTAACAATACAGAAATCTGTGATTGTTGTCTATTGTCTAAACCTTCTAGAAGTCCAGTTTTTTCCCATTTACTCTTTAATCCACGAGTTTCCTCTAGCATTACGGATTGTGGGTTCTTTCCTTCCATTAATTTAGATAAATTAAAATTTGCCATTTTTTTGTTTTTGTTTGATTAATTAATTACTTTTTTTGTCCAATGTTAGCCAAAGTCTTAAATCTTTCAGCGAAATCAGTTGATTCATTTATTATTTTTTTAGGAGCAGTTGATTTAACAACATTACTTGCGAAGTTTTCAGTAATCTTTCTTGATTTTTTCTTATGAGTACTAGTTCCGTACTTTAAAGATTCAGCAAGTGTTGCGAATACTAATTTTACTTCTCTTACATTTGAAGTTCTATCAAGTGTCTCAACTACTTTCATTTTTTGGTCGTTGGTCAACTCATAACTACGGAATAACTTGTTGCTGTAAAGAAGTTTAGCATTTAAAAGATTTACTTCATTAATAGTTCCTTGTAGGGATTTAATAACTTTGTAAGCTTCTTCTAATTCAGCATCTTTTTCTTCGTAATCGTATTCATCACCTTCTTCTTCTAATGTTTCTTCATCATCATCACCATATCCCATTTCACGTAAGATTTCATCAAGGTCGATATCATCATCTTCATCGAATTCATCATCAAGGTCGATATCATCATCTTCAATATCATCACTATGGAATTCGTCCTCATGATCTTTTGTTGATGCTTCAATTGCATCTTCTTCATCATCGGAAACTTCATCTTCGTCCTCCATATATTCTTCTTCATCATCACCCATTTCGGATTCCAATTCACGAATAATAGATTCCAAGTCCAATTCATCTTCATCTTCTTCTTCATCATCACCACCAAATTGTGATTCTGCATCGAATTCATCATCTGATTCATTGTAGATTGCTCCAGTCGGATCATCGATAACCCCGTCGGAATCATCATCCTCTTGTTCTTCTTCTGTGACAACGGATACGTTATCATCTTCTGTTCCCACCTTATCAGAAATCTTTCCTGTATTAGGATCTAAATCTGTGTGAGATTGTGTTGCATCACCGGATGGTTGTTTACCATCAGTTCCACTTTCTGTACCGTTCGAGCCTTTACCGATTGAAGATGATGAACCTGTTGGTGCATCTTCACTTCCGTATTCCTCGTTTACATCATATTCATCTTCTTCATCTTCTTCATCCATTTCTGTTTGAAGTTTTTGAGATAATATTGATTGTAATCTCGGTGTGAAAGCTTCTTCTAAGGCGATTTTGGCGTTAGCGATTGCAGTTTCTCTGACAGCTTTTGCATCAGCGATTGCACTTTTTAACAATTTTGAATTTGCCATTTGTTTTTTACTTTATTTGTTTGTTTTCTGAAATTATTGGGAATTTCAATAGGAAAGGTTTAAGTTGAAAGTTCGGTGATCCTACATAGAACGCGGATATTCATTAATCAACTAATCATTTCGGACTATATTGGATAGACCATATACTGATAAGTATATAAATGTATTTTAAAAATACAAAAAAGTGTTAAAATTCTTAAAAAAGATAGAATTTTATCAATTTTCACTAAATTTTATTTTATTTTGATATCGTATTTATTTTTTTTTACCGAACTTAGATACGATATTCTTAAAATACTTGTTTCCTGGATTTCCAACCAACGCGGTTACAAATCCCATTCTATCTTTCAATGTTCCTTTTGCTAAGAATGAAAATAACTTAAATTCATCAATTTTATTATCATCCAAAAATTTCTGTACTGCAGATTCTCTTGTTCCTGTGAATTGTGCAATGCCTTTGGATTCACTACCTTCTTTTTGTATATTTTTCATAATTATTTAGATATTAAGAATAATTCCTCTTCTGTTTCACCTTGATTAGATGTCTTTCTATTTGAACCGTAACCCTTTAATGCGTTTGTTAACCAAATTTGGTATTCTTTAAATCCCATTTTTTCTTCTAATGATGTTAATGCATCATAGAACTTGGTTTCATTACCTGTATTTAATTTATTTGCAAGTTTAGATGCACTATTAGTTCCACCTTCGTTCTCGTTTATGGATTCTTGAATTATTTTAGCACCCATTTTTTTAATCAACTGAGCCATTAACTTCCCGCCTTTATCATCTGACATGGTATGTGATCTACCACTCATACCATCAAATTTATCATGGTGTCGCATAAAAGTGATTACACCACCAACTAAATCTAAATAAAAATCACCGTAACCAGCATGTTTTAATCCGTTTCCTGGTAATTTACCTTTTGAAAAATTAACAAAATCACTATCTACGAATAACTTTCCATTTTTCTTCCAAACTTTTTTGGCATCTTCGTTTAATGATTCACCCAGTTGTTGATCACCGTTTTTTAATGCCTTTTTTTTGATTAAATCAAGTACTGGTTTATATTTAACCACATCCTTGGATAATTTTATATTTTTTTTGAATCCCTTTGGATTGTACCATTTTTTTTCATTACTACCCCCCCATTGATCCGATAACTGGAATCCCAAACTTGGGTGTTTGCTTACAATGTAACCTTCCGAGCCACCTGTTTTAGTTTTTAGTGAAACAAAATCACCTATTTTGAAATCTTTAAGATCTATTGATTCGAATAAAGATTTATCACCACTTATATCCTGTGAATCATAGTGTTGAGTTGTGGTTTTAGTTGAACGAGGCCCTTTGGGTTCTGTTTGTTTAACTTTCCATCCTCTATTAGTTGTACTAATTAATTCTATTGATATGTTCTTATCGTGTTTATGGGTTAGTTTAGTACCAACTTTTATTTCACGGGATTCGGCTAATACTTCATCAATTATCTCATCTAATATATTTTCATACCTAAAATCTTGGTTTTTCATGGAATCTGATGATTTAATAGATAACAATCCTTGTTTTGATTTAGGTATTTTTAATTGTGCAATTGCTTTTTTCTTTGCATCCCATAAATCCTTTCCTTCTATCTCATGTTGTTTGTTATTGTAGAATGCAATGAACTTGGTTTCGTTTATGGATTCGTTTGTATTATATAATGATTCCAACCACTTTACAGAATCTTTTGTTTTTGGTAGATTTGGGAATTCTCTATATACCGATTTTTGGAATATCTGAAATGTATTTGATTCTTTCGCAAGTAATTGTAATTCTCCCATTGCAGATTCCATTAGTTTGTTTTCTGTTAGTACACTATCACACGTGCCACATCCACATGAACACGGTGATTTTTTTGGTTTGTTCATTGATTCGTTCATTATACGTTTCTCGGCTTTGGCTGACATTCTTAATAAGGTATTTTGTATTTTTAATATTTGATCATGTTCTTGGTTATTTATCCAAGTTTCGGTTTTCACTCTACTTAATGCAAGGATTGCCTTTTCAAATGCAACTGCTGTTTGTCGTGATTCGGATTTACCTTCGTTCATACCTAATCTTGATTTTACCTCATCCTCCGTTAACTCACCAACTTTGTAGTACCTTGATAGGATATGCCCCATATCCTCATATAATCCATGTAATCTTTCATCTAATGATTTTGATTCGACTGCTACTTTATCGAAATCTTTACCAAGTTTTTCCAACTCTTTCATATTTCTTTTAACAGTATGTGCATCGAACCAATCATCTGCCTCATTAAGTGCAAGTTCTCTTGCAGCCTCGGTAATACCTCCCAAGGTTTCTGCAATCTTGGATATATCCGATTTTCTATCTATTTGTTCCTGATATTTGGAATATGTGGATACTATTTCCAAGAAGTGTCTTTTTACTTCATTGGAAAACTTACGTCCCACACGTGTATCATCGTTTGTCATTATTATTTCTTTAATTTACTAATTAGCGCCCTTTCGTACTTGTTTCCTGGTTTTCCTACCAATGCGGTAATGAAACTCATCCTATCTTTTATACTTCCCTTTATGAGGAATTGAAATAAATTATGATCATCTAAATCATTTCTTTCGATAAAATCATTCACGGCTTTACTTCTTGCACCTGTCACTTTTGATATTTCATCTGAATATAGTTTATCAATAGTGGGTCTTTCGTTTATTGATTCATGTATTTTATATCTTTCCTTTATCTTACTGTACTTTTTCTTGACATTCTCAATCGTCATAAAACTAGAAGGATGTATTTCTTTCTTACTTCGTTCCTTTCCGGTTAATTTGGTTTCATCTACTAGACATCCCTCTTTAGCTAATTTAAGTAGAGTTACAATTCGTTCGATTTCACTTAAATTCACATGAGGTGCGTTCGTTATATAATCTGCAGTTGTCCAACCACTTCCCTCCTTTACACTTTGAATTAAATTGGATGTATTTCTTTCTGATATGGATTTTATTTTTCTATTGTTATCAGTTTCTTTAAGATAATTCTTAACAAATGCTGGTCCTCCACTAATACTTGGATGTGATCCATAATCCTTTACAACTTTTCCACTTTTATCAACGGTTTGCATTTTAAACTTATCTTGTTTTCCCCTCATACCTGATGTTTCCCTATCTACTACTTGAAATGTTGTACCATCCTTTAGTTTCTTGGAATAGTGTACTTTTCCTACGGTTTCACTTAAATTCACATGAGGTGAGGTTATATAATCTGCAGTCGTCCAACCAGAACCGTTCTTGATACCAGTCAATTTTCTCTCTGATAAATTTTTATTAGTATTTAATTTCGATAAACCACCCATGGTATCGTTTTGAAATTTATTCTTTCTCATTATTGTATTAACATTACGGTTATATTTATTCCTTTTCTTGATATTACTTTAAATTTTGAACCCTTATCCAATAATACTTCGAATTCATCATCATACATTTGTTTGGTTGATGTAGAACCAATATTTTGCATTGGTAATGCACTTGAACCCTTCGGAATTAATATTTTTATGTTTGCACCCTTACCTTTGGTCGCACTGAATTTTCCCTCTACGATTGATTTATTTATACTTGTGGACGAAAACCCGGTATCTTGGTATTCATCACCAGGTTTTAGATTATTAAAAAATTGTGCAACCTTTTCATCCCTTGATCCATCTACTCCACGATATGAAATAATATCTTCTGTTGTTTTTGTATTCTTAATACTAGATGATATTGTATCGGATATTTTTTTCAATTCTAAAACTTTTTTTTTGTTTTTATCTTTCCAACTTTGAGGTACTGTACCTCTTTCCAGTTTATTAATTGCATTATAATGCAAATCTCTATATTGATCAAGTGATTTCATTTGTGATTTGTCAAATTTTTGAATCTGTGAATCATATCTGCCGAACCAATTATTTGCCATACCCGCATTAAACCCGACTCCCTCCATATTTAACATTTTATCAAAATTATCAAATGATTTTGTATCTAATTTTGATGTTGTATCCGTGGTGGATGGTTTTGATGGTTTTGGTTCAGTTTTCTTGGGTTCATCAAAAATGTTTACTACTGGTTTTGTAGGTTCATCCGAATTTGTGGATTTTCCCCGAATATACTTACCATTATCATCTTTTGTAAAAACAATAGCATTAGAATCATTTTCAGTTCCTTTTACTTTATATTTTCCGTACCCAATGTGAGAATATTTATCATCATCGGATTCGTTAACTATAGCAAAAGCTCTGTGTTGGTTAGTTTGTATTTTTCCCAACTCGAATTTTTCTAATAATATTTTTTTTAAATTTATCACTGAATTATTATTTTGTTTTTGTATTGGTCGACAAATTGAATTTACCATCTTTAATTTCTACATCATAAGTTGTACGTCGTAAATCATTTTGTCCTGATTTTGAGATTGTAGTTCCTATTTCCCTCTTAATAGAACCTAGTTCTATTTTATTTTTTTCTAAATATTCTACTATATTGAATGCCATTATATTATTTTTTTAAATCTGAAAGATTATTTTCTACAATAAGTGATACCAATTTTCTTTTTGGTGTCCCATCAACACCGGAATTCTCTTCGAAAACACTATTTACAAAGTTACTTGTCTTGTCTACTTTACCTATCTCAAATTTATTTTGTGATATGTATTTTCTATAATCGAATTTTTTCTCTTTCATAATGTTTGTGTTATTATATTAATGGAGTTAATTCCATTATTATTTCTCGCATTAAATCTTGTGATTTACAGTAAATATCACACACTGGTATGATATTTTGTAGTTTTGATTCATTAACAGGACTCATGAACGCACCGTGAGTAGATGGATTTGATACAAAATCCCAACCTATAAGTTCAAAATCTTCACCAACTTTTACACCGCCTTCTCTTAATGGTGTAACAGAACCCATACCCCTAGATGATATACCTAATAGGATTCCCGCTCTTAAAAGTTCTTTAAGAATGTTCCCCGATGGAGTTGGTAATATCTCTACAGTTCCCATTAAATTATCACCCTCCCAATGTATTTCACGTATATTATGGGAAACGTTCCTTAAATTGATTACCGATGAATCAGGGTGGTCTAACTCACCCAATGCCCTTCGTTCCTTGATTAGAGTCTGATATTTGATAGCTTCCCGTTCAAGTATTTGTCTTGGATATACTCTTTCGTTCTGATTGGGTGCACCTGCACGTTGAAGGACACCACGGACTATTGTACGTCCATTTTCATCTTCGTTCAGTTTACCTTTAAAGAGGTTTGTTTCTATTAATAGATTTCTCATCGTGATTTTTTAATTATTTTTGAATTTCAATTCATCACTTTCCCATCTTGTGGATTGGGATGAAAATAAAGTGCTTCCAATTTGTTTACCTGTTAATTCAGAATACATAGAATATGATTCATTTGAATGTTTTATTACACCATCTATAACAGTTCCCTTTTTTAACGTTATACGAGAATCCTCATCAGCAAACCCATTCGACTTCCACCAACCTTTAGTATCTTTTTTTAACTTATAATTAGTAGCTACAACTTCACCTTTACTGTGTATAGTTTTATCTGTTCTCTCTATTATTAAATTTTTGAACTTTATCATATTATCCTCCCCATACTTTACGTTGTTTAAATAGTGTAAAAAATAATGCAGAAACTTCCTTACGTATTATTTTACGAATTTCACGTTCCGATAGTGGTTCATTATTTTCATTTATAACATGAGTCCTACCCCATTTTACATTGGTAATCTCTTCTTCTATTATTTCTTTTATTCTACTTAGTTTCATTGAATTTATTATATCAAAGTTACATGCTTCTCATCCCAAACTCCACCTGAACCTTTCATTACATATACCAATCCGTTATTTGATTTCAATATTTGTGATACAACGCCATTTTGTGGTTTTACGAATGTTGGGTAATTAATAACTACTTTACTTCCTACTGATATTTTTTCTTCGTTTAACTTTGATTTGGATTCGTTTGTTTTTTTACCATTACGTAAATCTGCTAAATCGTCCGCTTCAATATCACCGTCTCCATCAACGTCCAATTTACTTTGGTTACCAGTTAATGATTCAGTTTTACCATCCTTTTTCTTTTTATCTTCAATTGCCTTTTTAAGTGCTGGTGGTAGTTCACCTTCGGTTACAGATTCTTTTTTATTATGTACATTATATAAATCATCAATAGCATCCATTAACGCAAATTCATATTTTCTTACAGGTTGGTTTCCGTATTTACGTGTATCCATTCCCAATTCGTTTCCAATAAAATCCCATATACGGATTCCCTTTACGTCACCAGCTTTATCAAGTATAGAATCTAAATATTGTTTTACTTTACCAGCTTTGAATTCTTTTCCACCTAATATCTTGTAGATAGCTTTTCCGTGCTTGGAATCATTAAAGAAGTCATTACTTCGTCTTGTAGATTCATCTAATTTACTTACAGATTCCTTTTTTTCACCCTTACCGTTCCAAGATTTGTCGATTTTGTTAAAGAATGCCTTTTTTTCATCCTCACTCATTTCTGGAATAGATTTTCCTGTTTTTTCAAGACACTTTTTAAAAAATTCTTGATATTCGTTTTCCCTTATCATGGTTTCTTTAACCAGTTCCTTTAATCTCGATCGTGATATTTTCATTTTTCTAGTTCTTGAATTGTTCTAGCGATATTAATTAATCGCTCTTTTATTTTATAAATATGTTTGTTTGTCCGTTTCCAATATGAATCTGAATCCAGTTCGTTCATTTTACCAATTTTATTATACCACCGAATGAATGATTCAACTTCTCGTAACTTGTATTTCAATTCCTTTAATCCCATTGCTAGTTTCTCATTAGGATTAGTTTCATCATTTTTAAGTTCCAACCAACGATTAGTCCTTTTGATTGATTCCTTAACGGACATAACTCCAGATTTAAGAGTTATATTCGGTAATTTTTTGGCTACTGAAATAATATCATTTTTAGTGATTGATTTATCTCCTTTTTTCTGGACGAAATACATAAAACCATCAATGGATATTCTACCTTGTCCACTTTTTGCATCAACTATTGTTGTGTTAATTAATCGTTTTATAAACTCGTCTTTAGTCATGGATTCGTTTTTATGGTGATTGACAATATCCTCTAAGGTTTTATTATCCGATAATCCACCTGGAATTGAATCTTCATTATATCTTTTTGAATCCATTGCGTTGTTGTATAGATTCTTTGTAGTGTTACCAGCTCTTCCCAATTTTTTAACAACCGATACTGGTTTTCGATAATTTAACCACATATCTGATTTGCCATCGGTGAATATCCATGTTCCACCGTTTTGAAATACCTTGGTTTCTGGTTTAAGGATAAATCTAATTCCATTACTACCGATTAAACTCATTATACCATTGGTGTTGCGTAGGATATCCTTTTTTGGTGGTGCGTATTCGTATTCCTTTAATATGGATTCGTTTTTAGGAACACAATTAGGAACGTCCTTACCGTTCTTTTGCTTTGTACCAATTTGTTTGTAGTTTTTCCAACATGGATCACTTTCATCTAGAAGTTTAGGTACTTTACGATTATATTTTTTTAAAATAGGAGTAAGTAATTTTATGACAGCATCCCTATCTTCCTTCTGAAATTGAATATTGAACCACTTGGTATTACTACCCATACTTGAATATTCTCTATCATAAGAATATTCGATCATTATTATATCCGTAGTTTCGGTATAACTTTTACTGAATACGTTTTTTATACTAAGGAAGGATTTATCTTTAGTTAATTTTATTAAATTGGATATAGTTTTTTTAACCTCGGATGATTTGATTCCTTCATTTACAACTGTATACCCCGATTGTGTCGCCACATCTTTTATTTTCTTTTTTGATTGTTTTGAATCATCACCAAATGCATTGGGAGTCTGATATCCAGATATATCACCAGTCGCAGTTGATTCATCCAACTCATCCTCGATTTCAATTACGAGCTCACGGATATAAGATTTGAGATTTTCTAGTTTATCCGACATTTTTTATTTCTTTAATTAATTCGTATGATATCATCAATGCTGAGACCTGATTATCACTTATTTTTTTACCGATTCTTTGTTTCTTCAATACGTTAATTGTTTCCTTCAATTTTATCTTAGTAATCGTATCAGTAATATTGGTATATAATGTATGGAGCTCCGTTATGGAATTTTTCAGTTGGGTCGAATAATAATCACCGAACTTTGTAGTGTTCGTGACATTGTTAATATACTCACGCAATAAATCCTTTTGATCATCATTTAAGTTTGTATATTTTTTATTAAAAGATTCTACCAAGATTTTATAGGTAAGCATTCTAAGGTCTTTTTCTTGAGTCTTATATGTTTCTATTACCATATCTTTCTTATCGGATTTGGATTGTATTGGTTTAGTGGAAATATGTTCCACTATCGTATATTTGGAATTAAATGCATCCTTGATATCAATGGAATCACTTTTCCTTGCTTCGAATAACTTATGTATGGATGCAAGTACCCTATAATTAGTTATAGGGGAAGATAGGAAATTATCCAATTGAAAGTTTTCCTTAATGATCTTAACCAAGTTATACTTTTCACGGGATAGTTTCTTTTCATCTATTTTCATTCTAGCTTCAAGAACTACATCTATGAATTTTTCCGCCTTGTTCTCCGAATTATATTTTTCGTTCAATAGAAGATTGTACAATTTAAGCTCCTTGTTTAATTCAGTTCTACTCGCAAAGAATTCCCTTACTATTTCCCTAGCATTTTCCTTTGGGGAATTATTTAAAATTTCCAAAGTAATTTGTTTGGTCAATAATTCAAAAAGAATTCCAGTATTTTTGAATTTACTATTTCTTATCTTACTCATCTTTTATTATTCCTATTTTTCTATTAAATTTATAATTAATAGATTTTTAATTGATTTCACCATTCGTATATAACAATAAAACCTTGTTTTTGATTATATTCCGTAATTTAATACACACAAAAACTCCTATATAAATATAAAATTTACAAGTTAAAGTTAATTTTTAGTATCATCTATAATATTTCTATCATCCAACATATCAATTCTCTCATTTAAATATTTACGATTTGATGATATTCCATTTATATATCCCTTAATTTTTGATTCGGAAGTCCTACCGGACATGGCAGATTTCCTTTCTTTATCACCCAAAGGGTCTCGGCCGTATGGATGTTTATCCTTTCCGTATGTATTACCTTCCTTGGGTCTACCACCCTTATTCACAGTTAGTTCTTTTTTGATATTACTCAAAGATTCCTCTACATCGTTCGGTTCTGGTTGAACAGCGGGGTCGTTACCTTCATCCTGAATCGATGTATATCTGAATTTATCCTTTAAATCTTGTATTACATTTACTTTTTGCAAATCCCTTTCCTTATCAGTCATTTTGAATATATTTTCATATATCCAATCTTTAGATAACATATTAAGATCCTTTATATCTGAAGCTAATCTGATTTTCTCACTCCAAAGATTTACCTTTTCCTGTTCGTATATCGTAGATGGATTGATTAATTGTAATGAAAAGTTGGCCATTTCCGAATCCGTAATTCCATTGGAATATAAGTGAATTACCGCCATCTTGGTTAGTTCAGATATAACCATCCGTTGTATACGTTCAATCGTTCGTGCGAATCTAACATCTTCTGCTGCTAAAGTTGCTTTTCCAGAATTGTGTATTATTACACCAGCATTCGTAGCAAAATTATGATGCATTGATATTCGTAAATCAGCAGTATCCCTATTTTCTGTTAAAAATTCAACTCTATCTACTTTATGATTTAATATAGGATAGTTTCTAACAAAATTTTTATTTTTCAATGCTAGTGGCATGTTATTTTGTATAAATGATACTTTATCTATATTATGTCTATCAAAAATTCTATTAAGAGTATTTCTATCTATATTTAATTTATTCTCTAAATCTGAAAATGATGATGATTGACTAGCTACTTCATTAAGTTCAGACTTTGAGATTTTATCATATTTCGTATTATATTTAGGGTTGGTATTGCATTTTTTTGAACAATATATTTTAGATGATGAATTAGTTTTGTAAAATACATCATTACAAGTTGGACAATTCACATCAAGACCAGACCTATTTCCTTTATTAGACGGACCAAATTTTCGAACCCATTCACCTAAACGTTTACCTGATTTCAGACCACCTATTCTACCACCAACTATTGCTGATTTTATCCAATTAGGATCTGATATTCGTTTTAGGATATTTTTGGGAGAATTTAATGTTTTTTCAGTTAAATTAGAATGATACTCTCTATGCTCCCAAAATGACATGGACCCATCTAAATTATCAGGATTATTATTCCTTGAATTAAAATCCTTATGATGTATAACATTTTTATTTTTCTTTATATCATAATATTCAGATATTATATTATGAACTAATTTATAATCTTTGGTTTTTGGATTATATACAGTAGTATAATTATCTTTATATCCACCGTTATCTAGATACAATGGCATTAGTGACTGATTTGGTTTCAAATCCTTAGCTTCTATCCAATTATTATCACGAGTTAAGAAATTATGATCAGGAGTACAATCTATGTATTCGTTATTATCCAACCACACTCTTACCAATTCTGCATTTTCACGAGTCATTCCAGCCCATTCTATTTTACCTGGTGCTATGTTTTGATTAACATCAATTGAATATGTGTAATTTTGTATGCCGTTTTCAAAATCAACTATAAGTTCGGCTACTGTTTTTACAGTACCGTCTAGTAATGGAATTTTTGTCTCTGGTACTATACATACGTTTTCTTCATATCCCAAATACGCTCTTGGAACTTTCAATGCAGCAAATAATTTGTTCTTTAGGTAATCGATATCTTCGATTGCACTATAATCCAATCCTTGTAGGTTTTCTATCCTAGTACCACTATCCTTACCACGTACAGGAAGATAAAAATCCTCTGTTAGGTTTTGCATATTGTATTTTAAGTTATAATCACCATCACTCTTGTTGAGGAATGGTACTTTTTTCATCTTGTTGATGATACGTTGCATGTAGTTGTCCACTTCGTTCGGTGCTATATTACCGATATCAATGGAAAATATTCTTTTCTCCGGCGCCCTCATGATACGGTGGATTAACATTGCATCTTCCATTAATGAAAGTTGCTTCCATAACCGTCTACCATTCTCTATCATTGATTTACCATATGGCAACCAATTTGTATCCGATAACAATCTGAAATGAGCCATTTCATAATTATCATAGGTGCCTTTCATATCAGGATCCAATTCCACCTTAAAATTAACAGATTTTGGATTAGTCGGGTCGATTCGTTCGTTTCTCTCAACATTATATACCGATTGAGGTGTTACGTTGATTATACCCTGATTCTCTACAATTTCCATGGATAAAAATAAATCCCCATACTTACACAGGTTACGAACCCATGGCCATAAGTTGAATTCAATGTTAAGAATATCATAAAAAAGGTTATCCAATAAAACCTGTACCTTATCATTATCCGATTGAATGACTAACACATCACCAGCTTCATTTTTTAATGTTGAATTATGTGTATATAGTTTAGAACCATCATTTGATTCCAATGCGTATATATGATTATCACCTGCATTGACTACATCATATGTATCTTCTATACCAATTTTTTTGATTGATATTACTTTATGATTATTTGAAGTTGCAAATTCATTTATAATATTATATCCTAATATACTTTCACCTATAGTTAAATCATCAGTAAATATTTGATTTCCATTAAAATCAATCCATATATGATTACTTGTACATTTTATCTTAGTACCATCATCGAATGTTATTTCATACAGTTGTTTTTTGCCATTATATGCAATTTTATCTGCCTTAACGGGTTTGAATGTATTATCATTATCCAACCCATATAACCAAATATCAGTTGTATTTTCATCATACAATTCTTTAATAGTTTTCTTTGTCCCGTCTAATAATGGAATTAAAGTATCTCCCGACAAACATTCATCTGCATATATGTCCAACGCGGAGGATATGATGGGGTCATTATCCATTGCATCAAAATCCCGGAAAACTTCCCTACGGACTTGTTGATATGCCATAGATTGTTCCGCACCTGATTGTTGGTAGAAACTTTTTTGAAGTTTGGTGTACCTATCCCGTAACCCAGATATATTAGTCTGTTGTTTTTCATCGTGGTCAATTACTTTCCTTTTACCGTCAGCATCAATTGTGATGATTGCCTTGGAAGAAAATAATTTCTTTAATCTACCATAAAATGTTGTATCTACCATTAATTATTTTTTACCTTTATTGTATATAAATATAGATTTATACAATTAACCTTTTTTATTTGGGTGGCCGCCTAGCAACCATTTTAAATCTTCATCCTTACCACCTACTTTCATTGTCCATGGGTCATCTTCTTGACCAGTACCACTAAAGAACCCTATTGGTTCGTTCTGTTGGGTTATTCCACCTAATGCTCGTTTAGTTAAATCAACACCTTCCTGTCTTAATCTCAATGCGGTATCGCGTACCCACAATCCAATGGACATTGCCATGACCAAATCATCATTGTACCCCCTCATTGCTTCCGCCTTACTACCGTTCCATATGAATACCATCAATTGTTCTATTAATCGAGTCGAACGTATCGTAATGGATTGTTCTTTGAAATACATATCCAATTTGGAGATGATAAGCGGTCTAGTTCGGGAAGTTGTCGAAAAGCCCGCGACCATATTACGTTCTTCTGCATAATATCGGTTGGTCATCTGTCTTTCCGTATCAACATATTTTAAATCCTTACTCATATAGAAAAGATTTCCATAATTTCTATCTATTACTTGTTGTATCACTGCCCAACCTACATTTGCGTTCTCTATTACAAGTAAGGCCTCGTTATATTCGGTTGAAAGTGATACCAGGAAATTACCAAAATCCCGTGTACCAAGTTTACCCACATATTCGGCGACTTGTACCGCGTTTTCAACATCTATTACATGACACGCCGAATAATCAGTCGAATCACCTCTGGCGACATCTGCTATAACCATATATGATTTATTGTAATCGGGATATTCCCACTTCCATAGGTTTCCATCTATACCTGTTTTTTCCAATGGGGGCTGACAATGTGTTTCTTTGTAAAACTGTAATATCTCTGCATCGATTACTTGATTACCGGATGATATAAAGTCACAATTATGAGAAACAATACCATCCACATTAAATATATTACCATTACCAACTTCTACAATATCATATAATTGTATATTTCTATTTAAGTAGATTATATTAAGTATGGATACTGATTCATTGGATTCACTATCTATTTCATCACCTATTTGTAATTTATCAGCTGATATTTCTATTTCATTAGATATAAATTTATGTGTTAATGAACATTTTAATACTTTTCCATTGGATAGCCAGATTTTATAATGTGATTCCTTTTTAAGCTTACGAACACCACCGAATGATTGATACCCACTTGGTGTTTTTATTTTATATCTGGTATTAGTTCGTAATGTATATTTTTGCATTATATTTGAATACGTATAAACTTACATTTAAGTAAATTTTCTATTTCTAATTGACGTTCTATATCTTTTTTTCGTCTGATTCATATTTCTTACATTCACATTCTTGTATAGATATTATTTATTCCAAAATATCATATAAATCACTTAAAGTAATCCATCGCTCTTCACCCGTAAATTCATCAAATACCATTACAGTAGATTCCCCCCACAAACAATCGCATTCCTGCGCCGCTCCCTTTTTACCTATAATAGCATCTTGTTTATCCCTCCACCTTTGATCTCTTTCAGGGTGTACGCTCCAATGTAGTTTTATTGGATTGAATTCGTTATCCTCTGGGTTTTCCTCGGCTCTTACCCAAGTTTTGTGAAAAAAGTTACCCACACCGTTCGGGGTAGATAATATAATAGCATCACCACCCGTTGATAGGGTAGATTGTGATGAAATCCAAATATCCTCTATATTTTGGATAAATGCAGCTTCATCGAACACCAATAGGGATAGTGCCTCGGAACGTCCTGCATCGCCACCGGATGATGTAGCCTTTATCATAGAACCATTTGTGTATCTAAGTGAAAGTTTATTATCCTCGGCCGATTCTATCTTCAACCAACTAGGTAGATAGTCGTTCATTACCCTTACCTTGGTTACCAGATTTTTTGCAACCTCTTGTTTTGTTGCAATTACCATTACCATAAAATCCTCGTTGAAAATCATTTTCCATAACGAATAACCAGCAACTAATGTGGATATACCCGTCTGTCTTGATTTTAATACAATATTATAACGGTTTTTTGTAAAATCCGTCAAAGTATCCTCTTGGAACGGAAATAAGTGAAACGGTATCTTTCCGCGGACTGGATGTTGAATCATACAATACTTTTTCATAAAATGTATTGGATCCTGCGAGCACTTTATATATTCCATACGGATTATATCCTTTAAACTCTGCTTTACCATTTTACTTTTTTTTGAATGTTAGCTTCCAATACGCCCCGACACCTATATATGGGGTGATTTGTTCCGAACCGAAATCGTTGAATGCACCAACATCTAATCTGAATACCTTATCGTTTTTAGGTTTTACTAAAATACCCACGGAAGCACCGTTCAATCCGAATTCTTTAGTACCGAACTGTACACCTCCGCCCATGAACACTTTTAATTTTTCTGGTTCCTTTACGGTGATTATTTCCGTAATTGTTTTGTTCTTTATATCGAATTTTGAAGTACGTGATACAATTCGGTTTTGTGTTATCGTATCCTTTATGGTAGCGATACTACCCATACCATCAATATTTTCTATTACATCTTCATAATAATACTTCTGATAATAATCTTTTAGAATTGCGAGTGTGTCGACATTGATGGGTATCTCAACTATTTCCTTGATTATTTTTGGAGGTGATGGTATATACTCTATTTTGGTAATCGTGGTATCCGAATATATGGTATCGCGTTGTTTACTCAATAATTCATATTTACTTCCACCGATTTTTATATATTCCGTTAAGTCGGTCGGATTAGGTCGCGTTACCCAAATAAAAATTCCGATACCGATCAATATTAATATTAAAATGTTTTTTATTTTAGACATACTGTTCCAGATTTCCATCCTTTAACTCTTGGAATGATTTCATTCTCATTTCTTCAAGTTGCTGTATCTCCCTTGTTCCGGTTTCGATAACCAACATCATGTCGGCCTTCATTTCATCCACATTCTGTGGATTTTCCCATTGATCATAACTACCATCATCATTCAGATACTCATATACTTGTTTTGCATCATCATGGGCCTCTTTCATCTGTTCCAAACGAATTTTTCCATCGATTAACATACGAGTCCATATTTTATAGTTCTGATATGGTTCCCAGAATCCCTTTGCTCTTATTTCGGTTTCTATTACCGATAGACAATCCAAGCAATAACCAGATTTTTTTATTAATTTAGCATCTACTCGTTTTAGTTTTACCGTCTGACAATTTGTGTTTTTGCAATTATGTGTTTCACGTAAATAATTTCTTATTTCTTCATACACTTCGGAATTTTTACCAGTTTTCATAACGAAACCTTTGTGTTGCTCGTATTTATGGTGTTCATCTTCCCATTTATCACCAATTTCACGCTTTTCTATAGATTCCCTTGTCCAACCTGTCTTGGTATCCGCTTCATATTCACCACCCGTCTGTACCATATTGACTAGTTTTCTACGTGTTGGATGCATGAAGCTCTTGTTAAATTCTTTTTTTGCCATATTTCGTATTATTTATAACATGATTTCATATATAAATATATAAACTAAAAATTAATAGAAAATTATTGAATTTCGGATAATCTCTTATAGTATGTAGGATATGAAACATTCAATTTAGCTATAATTTCCTTTACCTTAAATCCTTCTGATTTTAATCTCACTATTTCTTTTCGTTGTTCTTCGTGTTTTCTATCCCAATAGTTTTTTCTTCCCTTTAGTGCCTTTTCCATAAGATTATCCCAATCTAATTTAGCCATTGCTTTTTTTGTTCCTTCGGACACGTTCTTTTTAACTTTTTCTGAATTTATCTTACCGTATCGTTCTTCATATGTTATACCGATTTGTGCATCCGATATTTTTTTCTTCGTTTCTTCTGTATGTTGGTAATCTGAATTATTTAGTGCATCTGCTCCCATTCTAGCTATTCTTATTTTTTCTTCGGCCGTTCTATTTTTAGAAATTTCACCTAATTTTATACCCAATTGTTTAGAAACTTCTTGCATTACTAAAAGTCCTTCTGGTGTGTATATATCTTCCCATTTTTTTCCTTTCTTTTTACGATTAGCTTTTACAGCTTCTTCATTATATCCACCAGTTCCGCCATCTACCATATTATACCCATTATTTTTTGAGTCATATTCGTTTATCCAATGAATTTCTTTTTTATTTAATTCTTTTTTGGATTTAGCAGTATCTATAACTTCCCATAGGAAATTATCTTCACCATAGGAACGAAGTGTATTGTAAAAATGAGTTTTACCCGTTTCAATGGATTTTATATGTTGTTGTTTTCTATCCTCTAAACTTTTTATGGTTTGTCCAATATAAACATTTCCACTTATCTTATTTGTAACTTTATATACTATCATACCTATAAGTATAATAAAATAATGTTTTTGTATAAATTTACGGGGTGGTTTAGTAAAAAATACCTAACAACTGGTTAAGGGCCGCGAAGCTTCCAGTTAGTTTCAGTGTGTAAATTTCATCATTTGCAGTATATCTAAATACAATTCCTTCATTAGGTACTATTTTATCAACACCACCAATGGCATTCAACCTTTTAAGTTCCAGTTCCAACTTGGCAATTTGTTTTTCACTACCACCCGACCTTACATCCTTAATTGTTTTATCCAGTCTCTTTTTAATATTCCTTACCGCCGTATCGGGATTGACCGCAAGGACAGATGAAGTAAATTCAAGTACATCTGCACCGATACCTAAGAATATATTTTCAAATTTCATTAAATTATCCTTTGATATTTTAGCATGGTTATCATTTTCATGTGATTTTGCCCATTTCAACGTGGTATCATCACTAATGTTCTTATTATCCAACCTATATGATTTATCAAAGAACGCCCATCTTTTAGTTAATCCCTGTAATGTATTTTTATCCAATTTGGTTGGGGAATTCTTCGTAATCCAATTTTCCCACCAGGACTGATGATATTCAGCGACACCATCACTATCCTTTAATTTAAATTCACTCTGTAGTTTTGATATTTGTGAAATATATTGAGGTTTAAGTGATGATAACTTTTGTGATTTTGGTAATTCAATTACAGGTGGTCCCTGAATTGTATATTTCTTCTGTACTTGTTGGTTTACTTGTTTTATCATACCGGCTAGTATTCTACCTGCATCCTGGTTCTCACCGATTGCAACTCCATCTATATTATACTGCATAGTTCCATGGAATACCAATAAAGCTTGGTCGTATGGTATTACGTTTACCGAAGTTGGATATATTACCTCCAAATTCATGAACGAACCACCTTCTTGGAATACCTTATCCTTTTGTTTATCGGATAGTGATTTTATTGCATTGGATAAATCCGACATTGCAAAGTTGTATGCCTTTTCCAATTCACCCCTACCCTTGAACTTATCGGATATACCGTTAATGTCAAGTGCGTTTTCACCTTTGTTCTTCAAGTGTCCCTTATTACGAGCTGCTATTAATTTACCATTTTTCCACGATATTGCAAGTGCTTGACCATCTGTATTATGAACTAATATATCATTTGCATAGTAGCATGAAAAATCATCAACCGTTAAATCATATCTGGTTTGTGATTTTTTTATAGCTTTTATTGATTTAATTTTCATATCTAATTCTTATAAATTTACATTCAAGTTTATTTTCTATTTTTTCTTGACGTATAATATCTTTTTTTCTTAATTTACCACTGTTTGTAAAATGATGTGGTTCATCAATTTCTAATGCCACATTTTTATCGACATCATATCCATCTAACTAATATCCCAATCCTTCTACATAATATTCACCACCATTTTCTGCATGTTGGAAATTATATCCATTTTCTTTACCGTACTGTTCTATAATTGGTATTGATTTTATATTATAATTCGGAAATAATTTTTTAAATGCACCTGATTTTCTTATTTTTTCTTTAACAATTTCATTTTTCCAAACATTATCAACTCCATATTTTTTTAATACAGTAGTATTTTTTTTTTCAAACGGTATTGTTCCACGTGATAATGGATTAATTGCTCCATAACGTACTATATTTGTGTTTTCAATTCGTTCTTTATATTTTTCAGTATAATGTGATTGCTTAATACTTCTAACTGATATATTCAATTTCCGTAATTGTTTATTTATAATTGTAGAAGATTTCCATCCATTTTCATTTGCTATCTGCAAGGCCGATTTTTCTTTATTAACATATTCTTCATATAAATATTCATATGTAAATGTAATATCTTTCCATTTTTTAAATTCAACACAGTTTGTAATATGACCAATCATACTCAACTTACCCTTGATTTTTATTTCATTACCACAATATTTACAAGTTTCCATATTTATATATCTTTATTATAATATATGAGTTGAGAAAAAACCGATGGTGGTTATTTATTAATTTTTAATTCCATATCTTCTGTTAAATCTTGTGCTTGAACATATCCAATATTTTCTACATAAATTCTATGATTTGGAGTTACTTGAATTATCTGCCCATTTTCTAATTCGATTTCTAACCATTCATCAGTATCACCATTATTCATCTTTGCAATAACATCCTTATAAGTACTAACACCAGTTTGATCATCATATGCAAGAACTTTATCAAATACGTTACCATCGACGAATTCACGTAATGTCATTTCACCATGATTTTCTGTCTGTATCATTGCATCACCATATACACACTTTTCACGGGTAAGTTCAAGTTCACCATCAAGTGCCTTGTTTGCTATATCTTTCAATTGGCCGAACGTTAAGTTGATACTTGTATCGAACGGATGGTTCATATGCCCGTAGCTTCCACCACATTGTAATAATATTCTATTATCAAATGGATTTAATGAATCCAATGTATCATATATGAGTTCATTTAATGTTATTGATGAAGTAGCTCCTTTACTTTCATTTAATCTACCACCGATAATACACAAATTTTTATAATGTGATACTACACTTATAGGTAATCCCATTTTATATGAATCCTTTATAGATAATTTATGATCTAAATGGAACTCTCTACTTCTTTTTTTAGCATTTGGTATTTCGCTAAAATACTTTTGGTAATTTTCGTTGGTTTTTCGTCTTACTAATTCAGTATATAACTTAAATTCATCTTTATCCTCTGGTCGTGTCCAACCTAGTTTTTCATATAAAGAATCTACTAATTTTTTATTACCAAATCCGTATTTTTTACCGATTTTCCCTCTTTGTTTTCTAAGCTCTGGGTTATTTTCATATGATTTTTTTACTCCATCACTTATTTTTTTTCTAAATTCTGAATTCTTATTTAATTTTCTTAAATCTTCTCGTATGTTTCCTATGTTTTTACCAGTCATCACTTCACTCATTTTTTCTTTGTGAGTATCACTAGACATTATTTTTTTGTGTTTATCTATAACACTTTTGTTTTTCATTGGATTTTTATCCCCAAATGATTTGGATGACTCACTTACCAATAATGAATTTGGATATTTTTGTTTATATTCATCCATCGTCATATTATGTGAATACTTTAAGTGTCTATATTGGATTTGTTTAAATTTACCGTTACATTCATTGCACACAACAAAATCACCGCCCTCTGTAATTGGGTTTTTTATTCCAAAGTGTTTCTGTAGGAACAAATCCATATCCTCTACTATTTTGTCTACTGAATCGGTTTGGGGTGATTCGAACACAAACGCAGGAACACTAACTTTAAAATCATTCTTCCTCATTACAGTTTTTGCAATTACTTTATTGGATTGCTTAATAAATGGTATATTTATTTTAGTTTTTTTATCCTTTATTACAATATCATTATATTTTGACAAAAATGCTATAAAGTTCTTTTTGTGCTTTGATAATCTCTTAAAGAACCCAGTAAGTTCCCCAACCGTTATTTCTTTGCCGTTTCTAGGATCGTTCAACCTATCAAAAAAATGTTTTGTAAATTCAATATCCTCCGGTGATAGTTTTGAATCAGCATATCTCTCAATAGTGTCCAAATCTGATTTTGCCATTTCATTCGTTAGTTTCATACTTTCCTTACTTCTGAAATCTCTATTACTACCGCTGTTCGGTTTAAATCCAAATGATTTATATAATTTTACCAATCTACCCCTATTACCCCCAAAGTCGGTGGATGGTGTTAAGAATATATCCTTTTTGTTCTGTTTTGCGTATGATATTATATCGGACATTACCTTTGAACCAATTCCCTGTCCTCTTTTATCCTTTGGAACAATTATTCTACTTAGTTCTAAGTAATCAGGGTACTCATAGATATCAAGTTGTACTCCGTATTTTTTTGATAATTCCTTTGTATTTACTCCCTCATTTACTCCCTCATTTACTCCCTCATTTAAGAATTTTTTGGTCTCCAAATCGTTTATCCACTTACCAATATCAGCTCCCTTTACATCACTTGGCACTTCGTTTCCCTTTACCGATAGGTTAAACTTTACAAATTTCTTTAAATCTTTACTTATTAATTTACCATAACGTAGTATCTGTGAATCACTTAATCCTGAATTGTTGTGTTTCTTTTTAAATTGTGATACTTCCGATGGATTAAAGTTTTGTAATGATGATAGGAATACAATTTGTTTTATTTCATCCGAAGTATAATTAAGTTTATTTAAATTCTTATTAAGTGAATCTATTGTATTCTTTCGTAATATCCACGATAACAACACTATATAATCACTCTCATCGATGTAGGGCTTACTAACGGTCAAAGTAGGTAATATTAGTTTAGTAAACCCAATTTTATCCAACATAGTTAGATAATCTTTAGTGGATTTTGCACTTTTTAACGATTTAGTAAATTCATCACGGATTCTTTCAGAACTTATAGTCTTTAGTAGATGTGAATTATTCTTTAATATAATTAAATTTTCCTTATCAGTAGTTCCCATATTTTATTTTTTACTTCATTGAAATTATTATTAATATCATGTTCCCAAATTCTAATAAATGATATATGCCTTTCATTTAATAGTAAATTTTTCCTATTATCCCTGGATTTATTTGATATTTGAGTTTCATCTAATTTAATATCATTATATAATATGGGATTTGCATGCCAGTAATCACCATCACATTCAATTACCAACTTATATAGTGGTAAATAAAAATCAACATAAAATCTACCTATTTTTTTATTATACTCATATAATATATTATTATCAATCAAAAAATTTTCCATTTTAACTTCAATGGATGTTTTAATATTATGATGTATTCTAGCTTTATTTAATAAATCGATTCTTTTATTTTTTTCATCTATATTAATATTTTTCCAAAAATTAACCTGACCGTTACTTATCATATCAGAAATCAATTTAGCTTTTTGTGTACCAAACAATTCTATATTTGTTTTATTTTTATTAAATGGAATTACACCAAACATAGGATTATTTTCACCAGATATATCAGGTAGATTTCCTAATTTTGATTGTATTAGTCTTGACTTTGATATTTTTTTAGAATTTTCATTTAAAATATCACATGATTCCTTGGTTCTACCCAAACTCCAACCAACCTTACCATACATACCATTTCCAGTTCCAGTATTAATTCTACTCTTTATATCACTGGTCTGTTTTTTTGTATGTTGTAATTTCAATTTTTTTATTTTTAAATGTACTGCCGTTTTAGTCCTGCAATACGATTTAATATATATGGGATATAATTCACTCAATCCCATTCCATCTACTATATATAAATCACTTAAAAATTTAATTTCCGTAGCAGACCATTTCTTTCGTGTTGGTTTCATATATTATATTGAGTGTAAAAATCTTAAAAATCTTAACATTCGTAGTGGATCTTCTTCGAATCTTTCGGATGCCTTACCTACGGTTCTAATTCTATTATTCTTTAAATCCGCTATACCACCGACCAAATCGACTATCTCACTTCTATCCATATCGTAGAATAAAGCGTTTATGGTCAAATCCCTACGTTTCACATCACCTTCTATATCGGTGTAATCAACTGCATCTGGTCTACGGCCTTTACCAACATCACGCCTGAACGTAGCGACCTCATGTCCCCCCACTATTACTACACCGAAAGCCTTACCGACTTCCGCCGTGGAAAATCCTGCATTTTTAGCGATTTCCAATGATTCATCTGGTTT